TGCGACCCAGCGACGAAGAAGGCGATGATGAAGTCATCAAAGCTGAAGGTGAAGGCCAGCAGGAACCCCGCAAGGATGCCAGGGAAGATTTGCGGCAACGTCACCTGCCGGAAGGTGCCCCAAGGCGTTGCCCCAAGGTCGGCCGAGGCATCGATCAGGCTGCGGTCCATGCCGGCCATGCGGGCGCGGACAATGATGATGACCAATGCCATAGTGAACAACCCATGCGCCGCGATCAGCGAGCCATAGCCGAGAGAAAGCTGCGGTGCCTTGGCAGCAAAGGGCCAGATCGCGGCCAGAAGCGGGTTTAGCCAGCCGAACAGGGTGACAAGGGCAATCAGCGTGGCAATGCCGATCACAATGCCTGGCACCATCACCGCTATGTAGATCAACGCATCGAAGGCCAGCCGCAGGCGTCCCCTGACCGATTGCAGGGCCAGCGCCGCCATGGTGCCGAACAGCGTGGCCAGCACCGCCGAGGCAAGCGCGACCGTCAGGCTTGTCTTGAAGGCGTCCATCACGAAGGGATTTGACAGCGCCTTGCCATACCACTGCGTTGAAAAGCCCTGGAACTGCGAGGCATGCCGCCCGGCGTTGAAGCTGAACAGCGCGATCACCCCGATCGGGATGTATAGGAAAAGGTAGACGGCTAGCGCATAGATCCGCATCGGTTCCCCCTACATCAACGAGACATCGTCGCGACCGCCCGCCCAGCGGCGCGTGAACCGCAGATAGGCCGCCACGGTGACCAGCATGACCAGCACGAGCGCGACCGCGACCGCCGAACCGAAGGCCCAGTTGCGCGATTGCAAGAACAGGTCCACCAGCGCATTTCCGATGAAGAACACCTTGCCGCCGCCCAGCATCGCGGGGATCAGAAATTCGCCCATCAGCAGAATGAATACCAGCATGCAGCCGGTTGCCACCCCGGGCATTGACAGGGGCAGCGTGACCTGAAGAAAGCTGCGCCATGGCGGGCTGCCAAGGTCGGAGGATGCCTCTAGAAGGCGCTTGTCCAGACGCTCCAGTGCGACATAGATCGGAAAAACCATCAGCGGCATATAGCCGTAGACGATGCCCACCATCACCGCGAAGGGCGTGTTAATGAGCCGCGGGTTGCCAAGCCCCAGCGCATTCAGAAGCGACGGGATGCCCTGGCCCCCCAGCAGGTAGATCCAAGCATAACTGCGGATCAGGATCGAGGTCCAGAACGGTACGATCACCAGGATCAAAAGCACGGTTCGCCATCTGGGTGAAGTCTTCAGTGCTAAGAAATAGGCCAGCGGATAGGCGATCAAAAGGCAGATCAGCGTGCCGACAGGGGCGAGGGTCAGGGTGTTCTTGAAGGCGGCCCAGCGGGCTCCGAGGTTCAGGAAATTGTCGAAAGTGAAGGCGGGGACATAGCCGCCCGCCGCCCCCCTTTCGCCAAAGGAAAAGACAAACACGACGACCAGCGGTAGGACTAGCATGCACAGAAACCATGCCCCTGCAGGGGCAAGGAACAACCAAGTCCTAAGGCTCTGCCGCCGCATTGCCCTACGCCGACTTGAAGCGCGCCATCAACTCGGCGCGGTTCGGATCAGTCAGCGTAACCGCCGCGCCGAATTCCAGTGCGTCCAGCAAGTCGGCGGCTGGATACATGATTGGATCGTTCAGCATCTCGGGCGGCAGGATGGCGTTCACCCGTGCGTCCGCCACCGGATAACCGTGGAACATCACTTCTTTCGCATTCACGTCGGGGGCCAACAGATAGTTGATCAGTGCATAAGCGGCCTCACGGTGCGGCGCGCCTTTTGGAATGGCCAGGTAGTCGCTCCACAACTCGCCCCCTTCCTTGCCCAGAACATAGTCGATCTCTGGCATGTCGCGGTGCAGCTGCAATCCGTCTCCCGTCCAGGCGATCGACATCCAGGCATCGCCCGAGCGCATCGATGGCTGGTAGTCCGAGGCGATGCCGAAAAGATGCGGCTTGACCTCAAGCAGCAGCTTTTCAGCCTCTGCCAGCTCGTTCGGGTCGATAGAGTTGAAGGAATAGCCAAAGTATTTCAGTGCGTTGCCGATGGTCGTCAGCTGATAGTCATGCACCATGGTCCGGCCCGAGAACTCGGCCTTCGCCATGTCCCAGAATTCCTTCCAGGTTGTCGGTTTTGGGAGCGCCCCAAGGTTTGCGGTGTTCACCACAAAGCCCGTGGTCCCCCAGTTCCGAGGCACGGCATAGACGACGCCGTTTACCGTGCCCGCGTCGGCAAAGCGCGCCTCGAAGCTGGCCGCGTCATAGTTCGGCAGCAATGACAGGTCGAGAGGTTCGATAAGGTCTTCGTCAACATAGGTCGTGATCGTGTAGTTGGTCGGAACGAACACATCCCAGCCCGAGCCACCGGCCTGAAGCTTTGCCAGCATTTCCTCGTTCGAGCCGAAGACGTTCAGATCGACCGCCGCACCCGACTCGGCAGCGAAAGCATCGAAATTGGCCGGATCGTGGTAGTTTGGCCAGCTTGCCACCACCACCCGGTCGCCAATCGAGCCTTGAGCATGGGCGGCCGAGCGCAGCCCCGGCATGGCTGCACCCAGAACGCTGGTCGCCATCCCGAGGCCGGTCACGCCCAGGAAGTGTCGGCGCGTCACCGAGCCCTTCTTGTAGCGCCAGAGCTCTGCCATGAATTTTTCTCGCGAGAGGAAGTCATTCCGGTCTGTCATGGTCATTCTCCCAGTTGGTTATGTTGTCGTTCAGTCGTCCCCAAGGATCAGCGCAGCCCCGTCTTGCCAGAATGCAAAAGCCTGATCGCCAGGCTCGAATGCGCCTTCTACGGCCTCGGCCTGGCGCGACACCAGCACAAGAAACTCGCCAAGGTCGCCGTTCCTCACAAGGTATTCGGTGTGTTCGCCAAGGAAGATGCGGTTTATCACCGTCACCGGCAGGTCAGCGCCCGGATCGCCCTCCCCTTTGCGTTGCAGCGCGATCTGTTCGGGACGTATGCTGGCGATGGCTGGGTGGCCTGCGGAAATGTCAACCGGGGCGCCGCCCGAGATTAGGCGCCCACCGGCGACGAGAATTTCGGCTCGCCAGGACGAGGCGGCCGTCACCTGGCCAGAGAAGAAATTCGATTTCCCTACGAAATCCGCTACATATCGGCTGCTAGGCCGGTCATACAACTCCCTTGGGCTGCCAACCTGCACGATCTGGCCGCCGCGCATGATGCAGATCCGGTCGGACATTGACAGCGCTTCTTCCTGGTCATGGGTGACGAGGATGAAGGTGATCCCAAGGCTGCGCTGAAGGGTTTGAAGTTCGAGCTGCATGTCGCGCCTCAGCTTCTTGTCCAAGGCCGCCATAGGCTCGTCCAGAAGCAGGATCTTGGGCTGGTTCACGATCGCCCGGGCCAGCGCTACGCGCTGCTGCTGGCCGCCCGACATCTCCCAGATCCGGCGGGGGCCGAAGCCGGGCAGGCGCACCGTCTCCAGCGCCTGATCGACTGCGCAGGCGATCTCGCCTTCGGGCGGGCGGGGGCGGCGCTGGCGCAAGCCGTAGGCGATGTTCTGTGCCACCGTCAGATGCGGGAAAAGCGCATAGTGCTGGAAGACCATGTTCACCGGCCTCTGATGTGGCGGCACATCGTTGACCCGCTGCCCATCCAGCAGGATGTCGCCCGAAGTTGGTGTTTCGAACCCCGCCAGCATCCGCAGCGCCGTCGTCTTGCCGCACCCCGAGGGGCCGAGGAATGACAGGAATTCACCCCTGCGGATCGCCAGGTTGAGACCCTCGGCCGCGACGACATCGCCATAATGCTTGCTCGCGTCGCGCAGCTCGGCGATCGGGGCAGCTTTCGTTTCGGCGGCAGGTTTCAAGGTACTTTCCATCATGCGGTACATATGCCTTAATACGAGCTTTAGCGTAGAAACGACGCTTTCCAATGTATATACCACAAATTGCATATCCGGTGGGTCTAAGGGGAGCGTGATGGATAGGGCCAGTCTAATGTTACGGACCGGAACCTTGATTGCTGCAATCGGAACCGAAGATTTTGCCGCCGCCCTGACTGGTCTGTTGCAAGCGGCCGCTCCCTATACCTACACTGTGGTCTTCGGCTACTGTGGATCAGCGCGACCGCTGGACCTTTATGACGATTTCCCAGCCTCCAAACGGCAAATCTTTGTGACAGATTATCAGGAAGGTCCCTACCTGCTCGACCCGTTCTACCTGGCGGTGGCTCGCCCTGTGCAGGAAGGTCTGTACCGGATGCGCGACCTTGCGCCCGACCGCTTTTATCAGGGCGAGTATTTTCGCAACTACTATATCCAGACCGGACTTGCCGAAGAGACCGGCTTCTTCGTCGATTTCCCGGAAGGCACGACGGTCATTCTGTCGCTGATGCGCGATGAAAGACCCTTCTCCATGCGGGAGATAAAGTCACTGGTAGAGGTCCGGCCGGTGATCGAAGCCAGCGTCCGCCGGCATTGGGCCGATCTGCCCTCTCGTTTTGATCGCTCGTCCCAGAACCGGAATGGCTTGGTCATCGAAACCGAGCTTGAAAGGTCGTTCCACAGTTTCGGGGACGGGCTCCTTACGCCGCGCGAGCGTCAGATCGTCGAACACACGCTGAAAGGCCATTCTGCCGAAGCGGTCGGGCGCATCCTGGGCATCTCGCCGGGTACGGTCCGCATCCACAGGCGCAACATCTATGCAAAACTGCGAATCAGTTCGCAGGGCGAGTTGTTCTCACGCTTCATCCAGACGCTTGCTCGGCACTAGGGTATTTACAGTCCGGCGCTAGCCTCATCCTTTCCGACAAAGCGCAAGATTTCAAGCTAGGCGGACCGAAGCCGACCTTGCTTGCTGCTAGGACGAGCGGCCGCAGTGTTCAGGCGTGACCGGCCTTCCTTCAGCGCTTCCGGGTGGACTGAGTCGGAAAAGCCAGCCTGTTCAATGGCATGCTGGCGTATGTGGCATCCTATACCCTAGAAGAAGGCCGCGTTATCCACCATGTTGATGGGTCTTGGAACCCGAACTGGCACGGTGATCTTGCCCGTCCATATCGGCTCGAAGGTATCGGTTGGTGATCAGCGGTGCTCCAGGTATCGACCCAGCAACTGGCGAAGAGGTCGTCTACCGCATGGAGTTTACGAAGGTCTGAATTCCAGGTCGCGTGCTGGCCACTCGTCCCTCGAGGATGCTGCACGAAGCACGAACGGCCGGTTCGGTAACCGTCAGCGACGGCTGCCTCGCTGCTCCGGGCGATTCACGTCGTTCAGCTGCTGGCCCCCTCCCGATGGTTCCTCCCATCCCCGAGCGTATGCGGGGGGGCGCAGCGCGGCGTTTCGCTAGCGACAGGCAGTTTCACCGGGGAAGCCAGGCGGAATCCACTTGGCGCACGAATAGGGGAAAAGCGACCCGTTATCAGAGGCTTGTGGAATCACGATCTTGGCGTGCTGGATTCTTTTGTGGAATCCAGGGAATCCACTTCGCGGAAGCCACCTTGGCCGGAATCCAGCCAGCGGAAGCCACCTTTTTCGAGCCGTATTGGATTGACCAAGGCCACGCCTGCGCACGGACATCAGCTGCCGTTCTGATGCGCCATGACAGCTTGCGCCCCGGCTTCGAACACCAATTCGGGCAGGACTACCTCCCATTCGTCGCGGCGGAGCAGATGGTTAAACTCCTCGTCGCCATCCTCGCGCCGCCAGTTCAGGATGGCCGCGACCTCGCCGCGCAGGAAGGTGGTGCCTTCAGGTGGGGCAAAGGCGCGGGACAGGCGGGCAAGAGTTTGGCCTTGGGTGTTGTCGATCCGCCAGCGGTCGCCGTCGCGGATCAGGTGAACGGGGTCGCCCGGGCGGGCGGCGGCGATGGCCGCCAGCGACGGATCACCTGCCCGCATGCGCCCGGCGAAGGACAGGTCCACCAGCTTTGGGTCCGGCGGCACATAGCGCAGGCGGGCACGCGGCAGGGCGGCGATGTCGGGGGTGACGCGGCGGGACAGGACCGCATCGCCCCGGCGGACAAAGTCATGTGGGCCGTCGGTCAGCACGGTCAAAGTCGAACGCGCTCGGGTCATCGCAACATAAAACAGGCGGCGTGGGGCGTCCGCATCCTCGCCGCGTGAGGGGCGATCCCAGCCGCCGTTCAGGATCGCGACATGATCGAACTCCAGCCCCTTGGCACGGTGGGCGGTCATGAGCAGAAGGCCCCGCTGTTCGCCCCGCGCGTCCCGCGCCCATTCGCCGAACCATTGAACGATGTCGGGGACCGGGGCGGCCTTTTCGACCAATTCGCGTGCCAGCAACCCTACGCCTTCGCCGATCAGATCGGTCCAGCGCGATTGCGGCTGCGCATTCAGGATCGCGACCAGATCGGGGATGGTCAGCAGCCTTGTCCGTTCTGCCAGCAGGGCGCGGATGAAGCCCCGCATCTCGCGCAAACGCCAGAGGTTGAGCGGCTTCTCATTGGCCATGTCGATGGGAATACCCAGCGCCTCGGAATAGGCGCGGACGGATTCCAGCCGCCGCCAGTCGCGGGCGATCACGGCGCAGCGGCGCCACGACCAATCCGGTTCCAACTGCTGCAGGCGCAGCAGTTCATCCAGCGCAGCGACTGCCTGCGCGGCATCGCGACCCGCATCCAGCAGGGTGATGCGCCCTTGCGCTACCGGGTCCAGCGCCGCCCAATCGCCCCCCGGCGCCGCCTTGGCGCGGGCGCGGTTCACGGTGATGTCGTAACCCGCCTTCATACGCTGAGCGGCCGGAGCAATCACGGCGTTTGCCGCCGCGATGATATGGGCGGAAGAGCGGTAGTTTTCCGTCAGCCAGACAGGTTTGGCGGTGTAATCGGCCTCGAACCGTCGGATGAAGTCGATACTCGCCCCAGCGAAGGCATAGATGTTCTGGTCATCGTCGCCCACGGCAAACAGGCTGATGCGCAGATCATCCTCCAGTGACCGCCCCGCCACGGCGCCGATCAATGCATATTCCTCGGGGCCGATGTCTTGGTATTCGTCCACCAAAAGCCAGCGGTAGCCCTGGATCAGCGTTTCGCGCAGCGCCTCGGCCTCAAGCTTGGTCAGACCATCGCCACGCAGCAGGGCAACTGCCTGCAGGACAATGCCGTCAAAGTCGCGCGGCCCTTCGGCATCACCTGCAAAGCTCGCCCCCATCAGCCGCATCGCCAGCGCATGGCAGGTCGACACCGTCACCCCTGCTGCGTCATCCCCGATCAAGCGGCGCAGGCGTTCTCGGATCTCGGCCGCAGCGTGGCGGTTGTAAGTCAGCACCAGAATGCCGCGGGGGTCCTCGCGTTTCACGCGGATGAGATAGGCAATCCGATGCACGAGCACCCGGGTCTTGCCCGATCCCGGACCTGCCAGCACCAGCACATTGGTCTGCTCACGATCATCGCGGACAATCTCGGCCTGCACGGGGTTCTCAAGCGCATCGACGATTGTCTTCCAAGAAGTGCCCGTCGTCTGCCGCCGGATTTCCGTGCCGCGTCCCGGCAGCCAGCGACGCAGGAAAGCGTCGCGGTCCAGCACGAAGTAGTCTTCCGACAGGCGTTGGGCCTGATCCATCGCCTCCAGCCCCTTTTCGGCATAGGCGGCCATCACATGGGTCTGGATCGTCGTCTCGCCGTAATGCTCTTCCAGCGGCGCGAAGTTCTGGACGGTGAAGGGCCCGCCCTTGGGGTTCAGATTCACCGTGATCGCCGGGCGGAACACCGTCAGGCCCCGGCCCAAGGTGGCGACCTGCTGCTCGTGCAGCCACAAGAGCGCGCGGTCCATCAGACGGGTCATGTCCTTGACCTCGGCCCGCAGAAGGGCATCGCCGTTCAGCGCATCCAGCATCGCCCCAAGGGTGGTTTCCACCTGAATGTCCTTGCCACGCGTGCCCTTGGCGACCTTGCCCGTGAGATGGGTCAGTAACGCCTGCGCGCCCTGCCGCCGCAGATCGGCGGTACGGGCGACCACGGGCCATGACCGCTCCAGCCGCACGAAGATCGTGTTCCGGCTGACCTTGCGGAGCGTCAGGTTACCGCGCCCGCCATCCTGATCGCGCCCGTCCTGCGCCATACCACGCAGGATGGTTTCCACCAGATCGGGCCGCACCTGCGCATGTCCCTTGTCGCGTAGGGCCTGACAAGTTTCGGTCAGGTTCAAGGGTTGAGCCTCGGACCCTTCGGCATCCGGCACGGCCTCTTGCATCATGGCGATCAGGTCAGCCTCCATCCGCGCCGCATGATCCAGACGGCGGACCGAGGCATCCTCGACCCCCAGATGAACATAGACCGTGATGCCCGTGTCGTTACTGGCGATTCCCAGCGCCTCAAGATCGGCCATCGCCTTGGCGACACCGCGCGCCATCAGACCACAGGCACCGATCAGATCATCGGTGGAGACCCCTTCATCCGGGGCCGCATTCATCACGTGCCGAACCAGATCGAGCAGCTGCCGTTTCCTTGTGCCCGTTATAAGCGCCCGGTCCAGGATCGCTGCCGCCTCATCCACCGACCGGATGCGGAGCGACGACGGGAACACCTGCACCCGGTTTTCCTCGCGGCTGAGCAGCGTTGCCTCCTCCAGCCAGGCCACGGCGGTTTTTACGCGGGTATCGTCGGTATTCTTGTCGCGCTCGAACTCCTGATCCTTCTCCTCGCGCACGATCTCGCCGGGGGTGGCGACCACCTCGCCGGACTTGTGCTTTTCCATGCGCCGCAGCGCCTTCAGGATCGCGCCGATCTCATGCCGCGCCAGGCGTGAGCGGGCGGATAGCGAGAATTGCCGTTCCACGTCATCAGGGCTGAACAAGAGCACGCAATTGGCCGGGCTACGATCCCGCCCGGCGCGGCCTGCCTCCTGCAGGTAGTTCTCCAAAGACCCCGGAATATCGCCATGCACGACTAGCCGGATATCGGGCTTGTCGATCCCCATGCCAAAGGCATTGGTCGCGGCGATCACCCGCAACTGGCCGGTGCGAAAGGCCTCTTGCACATCGCGCTTGCGGTCAGGCGGCAGGCCAGCGTGGAAGAAGTCCGCAGACAGCCCCTGCCCTTTCAGGAACTCCGCTACCTTTTCCGTTGCACCACGGGTGGCGCAGTAGACCACGGCCCCCGATGCGCCTTCCGGCGGCAGGTTTGCTTCGATTGCTGACAGGATGTCGGTCAGCTTGGTCGCCTTTTGCGTGGACAGAACCGCAAAGGACAGGTTGGTGCGCACCGCGCCGCCATCCAGCAGCATCAAATCGACACCAAGGCGCGTCTGGAAATGATCGCGGATGTCGCGTACCACCTCGGGCTTGGCCGTGGCGGTCAGACACAAGACGGGCGCCGGGGCATCACCCGAGAATTCCTTGATGAAGCGGCTGACATAGCGGTAGTCGGGGCGGAAATCGTGGCCCCATTTGCTGACGCAATGCGCCTCGTCCAACACCCAAAGCCCGACCTCGCGCTGTTGCAGGACCGTGCGGATCGACGGCGAGCGCAACTGTTCGGGCGAGATCAGCAGCATCGCCGCATCGCCCATCCGCACCTTTTCCAGCGCGTCATGTCGTTCGGGCAGCGACAGCATGCCGTTAACTGTGACCGCGCAAGATATCCCCGCCCGCGCCAGCCCCTGCACCTGATCGGCCATCAGCGCGACCAGCGGCGAGATCACCACCGTCAGCGCCCCGGTCTTGTCGAACCGTGACAGCGCCGGGATCTGGTAGCAGACCGATTTGCCTGTACCGGTGGGCAGGATGCCCAGAACTGATTTGCCCGCCATTGCCTCGGCCACGATGCGTTCCTGCAAGGGGCGGCCCATGTCATCCACGGGCTGCGGTCGGAAAGACGGAAAGCCGAACCAGCGTTCGAGTGCTGCGTTCGGATTGTTATTCTCAACGCACCAGCCGCAGACCGGATCGCCGCAATTGGTGTCGCGCAGATGCCGCACGATCCGCCCCGCCTGCGGGAACTGCAGCCGCACCCAGGGCGGCATGACAGAATCCCCACCCGCCACCGAAATCCACGACAGCGCATAGGTCATCGGCCAGCTGTTGCGCGGATCGGACAGGCGGCCAAGGGTCTGCTCCAGCCGATGATTGCAGGCGCGGCCGTCCAGCAGGCGACGGATGGCGGCATGGGCAGCAGCTTCACCCGGCGCAGGACCACGCAAGGATTGGAACAACGTATCGAACCCCGCCGAGGCTTCGCCGCGTGTCGTCAGATGGTGATAGGCCAGCAGGGCATCTGGCACCTCGTGCCCCAACCGGGTGAAGGCCTCGATCTGATCGGCCAGAACCTGCAGCGTCAGCCGCGCGTCTTGTTCGGGGTCATTCACATGCCCGACCTGCAGCCGCCCGTCCTGATAATGCTTGACCAGATGGTGATAGGGATTGCGCGGAAAGGCCAAGGGGTTCAGCCAAAGAGTGTCAATCGCCGCCGCCCCCAAACCCGCAAGCCGCGCCCAATTGGCCACCAGATGCGGCAGATCGTGCCGAAGGATGTTATGGCCGACCAGATGCGCCGCCCCTTCACAAAGCGCTTCCAGCCGGTCCAGCGCGGGCCCCAGCGCGGCGCCCTTGTGAACCAGCGCCGCCTCACCCCGCACCGCCGCAAAGGCAAAGATTCGCGCAGACTTCGGATCGACCTCCAGATCAATCGAAACGCAAGTTGCAAGGAAAGGGGCGGTGTCAAAGGTCAAACGTCAGGCATCCGAATTCCAAGGGCCAACAAAGGCTTCCAAGCCATTGATAACCTTGTCACCAGGATTCGATAGCCTCAGATTTCAGCGGCGAGTTGCTTTTCGGTATTGGCAGGCGCTTCCCGCCGCCGTGCCGCAATGCGACCACTCCGAACTGCGGACTGCTTTCTCAAGGTGTGATTGTCGGCATGGCCAACTGTCCGCGCCGCAGGCTGGATCGCTAAACACTAGGCTGGTTGAACGATCCGATACACCCTGCCCCGTGCATCTTCTTTTGCAGAAACCACCGCCAGCCCCAGCTTCTTGCCCAGCGCTCCCGACATAGCACCACGAGCGCTATGCGCCTGCCACCCCGTCGCGGCGATAATCTCCGGCATCGCGGCTCCTTCGGCCCGCTGCAACATGGTGAGCAGCAGCGCCTGCTTCGTGCCCGTGCGCAGCGTCGGGTGTTTCACCTCGGGTTCGGCCTCGACACCATCGTGGATCGCCGCCGTGGTCTTGACCACCACCGGGTCGATCCCGATGGCTAGCAGTCCGGCATCGGTGACCACCAGCGTCGTGCCATGCTCATCGCCGGTCTCACGCCAGAGCGGTTCGCCACGACGCAGGTTGGCGTCGAATTCCTCAAGCCAGCCGTGCTCGATCATCTTGGTGACTGCCATCTTCGCCGCCGCACCGGCCAGCCCCTTGGGCAGCGGCAGCGCGATGTTGTCGGGGCGCTGGGCCCCTGCGCTCAGGATGATGGTCTGGGTCTCTGTCAATTTGGGCATGGCGTTCCCTTATTGGTCGTGGGTGGCAATAAAGGCAGCGATGCGCGACATCAGGTCGTTGTGGCCGTCGGCATCGGCCCCAATGATCACATCGCCATCATCGAAGATCGCCGCCAGCATGGCCAAGTTCGGCTGGACCGTGCCTTGCTTGGTAGCCGACGATGGCGAGCTGATCGCGGGGCACGGCCGGGTGTTGGCCGCCATCATGCTGGGGCTGAAGGATGTGCCGGTGATCCGGCTCGGCCACCTCGACGAAGCCGAGCGACGGGCCTACCGGATCGCCGACAATAAATTGACCGAGTTGGGCGAGTGGGACGAGGCCATGTTGCGCGACGAGATCGCTGGGCTGCTGGCCGAGGATTTCGACCTATCGTTGCTGGGCATCGCCGACGAGGATCTGGACGCCCTGTTGCGCGATCCAGATCAGGTGGAAGGCGGTGCGGTCGAGGGCGAGGATGACATTCCGGAACCGCCGGTCACGCCGGTGTCCATCGCAGGCGACCTGTGGCAGCTTGGGTCGCACCGGCTGATCTGCGGTGACAGCACATCCGCCGATGTGGTCGGGCGGCTGCTGGGCGATGTTCGCCCGCTGCTGATGGTCACCGATCCGCCCTATGGCGTGGATTACGATCCGTCCTGGCGCAACCAGGCGGGCGCGGCCAAGACCAAGCGCACCGGCAAGGTGCTGAACGACGATCGCGCCGACTGGCGCGAGGTCTGGGCGCTGTTCCCCGGCGACGTGGCCTATGTCTGGCATGGGGCGCTGCACTCCTCGACCGTGGCCGAAAGCCTGGTTGCGGCAGGTTTCGCGGTGCGGTCGCAGATCATCTGGGCCAAGGACCGGCTCGTTCTAAGCCGGGGCGATTATCACTGGCAGCACGAACCTTGCTGGTATGCGGTGCGTGTCAAGGGCAAGGGCCATTGGGCTGGCGACCGCAAACAGACCACCCTCTGGCACATCTCCGGCAAGGATCAGGACGCCGCCACCGTCCACGGCACGCAAAAGCCGGTCGAGTGCATGCGCCGCCCTATCCTGAACAACTCCAGCCCCGGCCAAGCCGTGTTTGAACCCTTCATGGGATCCGGCACCACGTTGATCGCGGCGGAAACCACAGGTCGGGTCTGCTTCGGGATCGAACTGAACCCGGCCTATGTCGATGTGGCCATCGAGCGCTGGCAGCAATTCACCGGCGCCAATGCCGTGCTGGCCGACACCGGCGAGACCTTCGCCAACCTGAAAACCAAGAGGCTCACAGCATGAACAGACCCATCGCCAGCCAGCAGGCTGCAACTAGCCCTGACGAAATTGCCGCTCTCGCCAGCGCGGTGACTGAATATCAGCAGAAATTCTGCGACGCGAAAGGCCAACGTCAGAGTGACGCCCGGTATCAGGATTTGCGCGCCACGCGTCAGCGCCTCGCCGCGCTGTTCGGCGAGCGGAATGGTTGGCGACTGTCGAAATCAGACTTTTCACCCTCGGTGCTGGCGCGGCGCGGCTTGTTCAATGGGCGCGGATATCACGTCGATCCCTGGCCGCGTGAACTCGTCGATCACGGGTATTTCTACCGCAAGGACCGGAAAGCCGCCGCGGTGGCAGCCCATCTCTACGGCAACTTCGATGCTGCGAAGCGTCAGGATACCGAGGCCACGGCTGCTCTTTACGGGCTTCAAGTCACTTGGCCCGAGTATTTCCCGAGCTGGTATCTCCCCGGCCGAACCACGCTGATCGTCTGCTCGCCATTGGCCGAACCCGCGCGATGATGATGCCGCCCGACCGGATCGAGCACTGGCCCCTCGCCAGGCTGAAGCCCTACGCCCGCAACGCCAAGACCCACGACGCCGATCAGGTGGCCAAGATTGCCGCCAGCATAGCCGAGTTCGGCTGGACCGTGCCGGTGCTGGTGGCCGCCGACGGCGAGTTGATCGCGGGCCATGGCCGCATCATGGCGGCCGCCCATCTCGGCCTGTCCGAGGCCCCGGTCATCGTGCTGGGCCACCTGACCGAGGCCCAGCGGCGGGCCTATCGGATCGCCGACAACAAGTTGACCGAGCTTGGCGGGTGGGACGAGGCCCTGCTGCTGCAAGAACTTCAGGCGCTGCTGGCTGAGGATTTCGACCTTGGGCTGATCGGAATCCCCGAGGATGAACTGGACGCCCTGCTGCACGCGGGCGACGACGACAGGACGGTGATCGACGACGATGCGGCCGATGCGATCCCGGAACCGCCCGCTGATCCGATCACGAAGCCGGGCGACATTTGGGCGCTGGGTAAGCACCGGCTATGCTGCGGTGATGCCACCGATCCATCCGCCGTGGCCAAACTGATGCAGGGCGGACAGGCGACGCTGATGTTCACCTCGCCGCCCTACGCCCAGCAGCGCGACTATGGCGCGGCCAAGGAAAGGGTCGGCGATTGGGATGCGCTCATGGAGGGCGTGTTCGCTGCGGCTCCAGTCACCGACGACGCACAACTGCTGGTCAACCTCGGCCTGGTGCACCGCGACAGCGAATGGCAGCCCTATTGGGAAGGATGGGTCGAATGGATGCGCGCCTCTGGCTGGCGGCGGTTTGGCTGGTATGTGTGGGATCAGGGGCCGGGCTTGCCGGGCGATTGGAACGGCCGTCTGGCTCCGTCGCACGAGTTCATTTTCCACTTCAACCGAAGCCCACGCAAACCGCACAAGACCGTCCCGTCGAAGCACGCGGGCGAAACCCTCGGCGGCGGCGGACTGCGCGGGGCCGACGGCACCGTCCACGCCAAGACCGGAACCGGCAACGCGATCCAAAGCCACCGCATCCCGGACTCTGTGTTCCGGGTGATGCGCCACAAAGGCGGGTTGGGCGCGGCCGGATCGCACCCAGCCGTGTTCCCGGTGGCGCTGGTCGAGGCGGTGCTGACCGCATTCTCGGATCCCGGCGAACTGATCTATGAACCGTTCTGTGGCTCCGGCACCCAGATCGTCGCCGCCGAACGCGCTGGGCGACGCTGCTTCGCGATGGAACTGGACCCCGCGTACTGCGACGTCGCCGTGCGGCGGTGGGAGATGGCAACGGGGAAGGTAACTGCACGAACGGTTGGTTGACCCGATGCCACCCGGCCTGCAATGTCTGCTGTATGAGGTGCGATCAACCGGTCGACGCAACACATGCCCGGAAACACTCGGTATCCGAACCTTTTGCAGGGCCGGTCGTTGATCTGTTGGGTGAGGGCGTTCACGCAGGCGCTGTGGCGGACAGAAGCGTCATGGTCACCGGGACGCGCAGGCCATCTGGAGTCTCGAACTGGCTGAGTCCTTCAGCGATGTCGGCCATGATGGCAGCCGTCTGTGCCGCGGTGGCACCTTTCGCGTCAATGATTCGGGCCGCCGGTCCTATTGATGCGAAACTCGCCGCCGCTTCTGCAGCAGTCCCGCGCGTTTCCAGAAAAACCAAATGAGGATCTGCGCTCGCTCCCTCCCATCCCGCTGCAGCGAGGAGGGCAAGCGTGCGGTCCGCGTTCGCGAATGCCAGCGGGCCCGGGGCGTCCGGATCGGAGTCGGTTGGTCCAAGATGTCGAATTGCTGCCGTGGTCGGAATTCCGAACCATAGATTCTCATCTCCACGTCGCCAGACGATCGCAGAAAGCCGAGCGCCGGGCCGTGCTGCATGCAGCAGGTTTCCAAAGGCAGCGACGGGATCGGCGAAAAACATCACACCCATCCGCGAAACGATACGGTCGAAAGAGGCGGGTGCGAATTCATGTGTCTGCGCGTCGGCAAGCAGATATTCAGGGCGCACACTCGTTTCCCCTGCCCAAGTGGCCCGAGCGGTGCTGAGAAGCACCTCAGAGATGTCCACCGCAGTCACCCTGCCGCCAGGTCTGGCCAACTCAGCTGCGCGCCGCGCGACCGACCCGCTACCACAACCCACATCGAGGACGTGCATCCCCGGTTCGATGGCAGCCCGGGCCAGCAGCGGTTCGTTCATTGGTGCGTGCAATGTTTCGAGATCCGCTTCGAATGTGACCCACTTCTCGCCGAAACCAGAGTTCCAGAGCTGCCGCTGCGCCGCGTTGGCTTCATCAATCAAGGCAATCTCCCTCGTAAAAATGGCTGGTCATCTCAATCCCGACGATACCACATTGGCTAAATATTGACATAACTCAAACACTGCTCGGACCGTCGTGAGCACTTGGCGCAAGGGAGTTCAATGATCAATTATCGGTTGCAGCTTGCTTGGCTGGTTTGCATTGGTCCGCCCTTGGCTCTTCGCGACATCAGCTGATCCGATACACTGATCCCCTGCCGTCGACCTTCGTCGAAGTGACCGTCAACCGCAGCTTCTTCTTCAGTACACCAGAGATTGAGCCCCTGACGGTGTGTGCCTGCCATCCCGTTGCCGTGACGATCTCAGCGATGGAGGCGCCACCGGGCGTCTGCAACATCGCGATCAGCATCGCCTGCTTCGTTCCAGCACGCAGAGTCGCCTGTTTTGGCCCCGGCGTCTCGGCAGCATCTTTTTTGATGGCAGTCATCGTGTGCACGACCACCGGCTCAATCCCGATGACCAGCAGCCCGGCATCGGTGACCACCAGCGTGGTGCCGTGACCATCGCCGGTCTCGCGCCAGAGGGGTTCGCCCCGGCGCAGGTTGGCATCGACCTCCTGCAGCCAGCCGAGCGCGATCATCCTGTTGACCGCCATCTTGGCCGCCGCCCCGGCCAGCCCCTTGGGCAGCGGCAAGGCGATGTTTTCGGGGCGCTGGGCCCCGGCGCTGAGGATGATGGTCTGGGTTTCTGTCAACTTGGTCATGGCGGGTTCCTCTTACTGGTCGTTGGTGGCAAGGAAGGCGGTGATGCGCGACATCAGGTTGTTGTGCCCGTCGGCATCCGTGCCGATGATCACGTCACCATCGTCGTCGCGGTCCAGATCGGCGATCTCGCGCAGCAGGGCGACGGCGTCATCGCAGGCGGCGAGGCGTTCGGCCTCCCATCCGGCGGTGATGACATCCTGTTCGATCTGGTGGCGCTGGGCGGGATCAAGCGGCATGTTCGCCCTCCTTGAACGCGCTGTCGGTGATCTGACGCAGCAGGCTGGCATAATGGTTCAGGGTGCCGACGTGGCCCCAATTGATCTCGTCGGGGTAGGTCTCGAAATGATCGTTGCTCAGGCCCTTCAGGCGCTCCAGCATGGCGTCGATCTGAAACTTGGTGGTCATGAAGGCGTCGAGGGCTTTTTCGTTGGAGGAGTTGGCGCGGCGGGTGGTCATGGCGTGGTCTCCGGGGTGAGTTGCATCGTTCTGGTGTAATCAGCATCGCTCTGGCGGGGCGCTGAGTGTAGGCAATTCCGAGCAATATCAGTGCGTTCTGATTACACTCGGCCCGCATCGGCCTGCGGAACCACATGCACCCACTGGCATCCGATCCACATGTAGAGATGCGCAAACTCCCGCGTCGGGCGCGGCAGGATGCGGGGATCGCGGGACGGGCTGAAGCAGTCCAGCGCCTCGGCCGTGACCTGCCGGATTTCGCGGGCGGCGAGGATATCCTCCGGCTTCCAGCGTGCCAGCGCGGGCAACATGTGGGCAGGATAGCCGTCGAAATGCACATAGACATGCGCCCATTCCTCGGGGCCAATCTGGATGGCGATCTGCGCGCGGGTGCTCATTTCTCCCTCCGTCAGATCAGCTGCAGGTCGACCAGCACCGCGCTGGCGGCGGCCAGTTGTGCTGTCGGCAAGTCGATCTTGAGGTGCGAGAACAGGTCCGAGCAGTCAGCCCGAACGCCCGCTTCCTTCAGCGCGTCCTCGATGCTGGCGGCGACGCTGTTCAGGCGGCTCCGGTCCAGATGGTCGGGCAGCGTGGTGATGTCGATGCGGATGGTGGTGGTGGTCATGGTTTTGATCCTTTCAGCGGGCGGCAGTGGCGGCAGCCAGCATGGCCTTGGCACCGGCGATGCGCCCGGCTTCATGGGCCTCGCTCAAGGCGGCGCGGATCGCCCAGACCGCCACATCGTGGAAGTCGAGCCGGTCGCTGTTCTGGGTCTCCAGCGTCTCAACGCCGTGGAAATGCTTGGCTGCGATCTCCAGCAGCAGGGCGTCGCTGGGGGCTTTTGCGGGGGCGGTCCTGGTGGTCATGGCGGTGTCATCCTTGGCTGAGTTGCATCGTTTTCCTGCAGCCAGAATCGCTCTACACGGGAGTGTAATCAACTGAATAAGAAGATTATTTCCGTTTAACTTCAATATCTTGAGGTCAGTTCAATCGCCATGGAAGGTATGTCCGAGCGGGAGTATTCCGCCCATTCCGGCCTGTCGCGCGGGGCGATCCAGAAGGCACGCCGCGCCAGTCGGCTGGTGGTTTACAGCGATGGGTCGATCAACGCGGCCGCGTCCGATGTGCGGCGGGCCGACATGACCGATCCGGACCAGCAGCGGCGAAGCACCGGCGACAGCGGGTTTTCCGGGCCAGCGGACAGCTCGTCTTACCTGAAGGCCCGCACCGCGCTAACCGTGTACCAGGCGCAGGACAAGCAGCTGGGCATCCAGAAGAAGAAGGGCACGCTGGTCGACCGGGCCCGGGCGGAAGCGCTGGTGTTCCGCTTGGCCCGACAGGAACGCGATACTTGGGTCACGTGGCCCAACAGAGTGGCGGCGTTGATGGCGGCCGAGGTCGCCATGGGGGTGGAGAAACAGACCGGCAATCCGGTGATCATCGAGGCCGCGATCCTGCAGAGGGTGTTGGAAGCCCATGTCAGACAGCACCTCGACGACCTCGCCGATCTCCGAGTTTCCCTCGGATAGCGATGACCTGACCGTCGATCTCGACCTCGGTTTTGACGGGGCCGAGGACATCCTGCGCAGCTGGCGCAGGGGCATGCGGCCCGATCCGGATCTGACGGTGTCGGAATGGGCGGATCAACACCGCTGGCTTTCGTCGCGTGGTGCGGCCGAACCGGGGCGGTATCGCACGGCCCGCGCGCCCTACCTGCGCGAGATCATGGATGTGCTGTCGCCCCGCCACCCGGCACAGAGGATTTCGTTCATGAAGGCGGCGCAGGTCGGCGCGACCGAGGCTGGCAACAACTGGATCGGCTTTGTCATCCATCACGCGCCGGGGCCGATGCTGGCGGTCTTGCCATCCCTAGAACTGGCGAAGCGCACGTCACGCGGGCGGCTTGATCCGTTGATTTCTGAGTCACCTGCGCTGCGCGAACGAGTCAATCCGGCACGGTCACGCGACGCGGGCAATTCGATGCTGTCGAAGGAATTCCCCGGCGGCATCCTGGTGCTGACCGGTGCCAACAGCGCCACCGGCCTGCGGTCGATGCCGGCGCGCTACATCTTTCTCGACGAGGTCGACGCCTATCCGGCTTCCGCCGACGACGAGGGCGACCCGGTCACGCTGGCCGAAGCGCGGACCACCACCTTTTCGCATCGGCGCAAGGTGTTCATGGTCTCGACCCCGACGATCCGGGGATTGTCCCGCATTGAACGGGAGTTTGATGCCAGCGATCAGCGCCGGTATTTCGTGCCCTGCCCGCATTGTGGCCATATGCAATGGCTGCAATTTGAACGCCTTCGCTGGGATAAAGGTCGGCCAGACACCGCCGCCTATCATTGCGAGGGCTGCGAGAAAGCCATTGCCGAGCACTACAAGACGCAGATGCTGGAGCGGGGCGAGTGGCGGGCGACGGCTGTGTCGGCCGACCCGCATTCCATCGGCTTCCATATCTCGGCTCTCTATTCGCCGCTGGGCTGGAAAAGCTGGCAGCAGATCGCCCGCGAATGGCTGGCAGCCCAAGGCTCCGAGGAAATGCTGCGCGTGGCGCGCAACACCCTGCTGGGCGAGACGTGGGTGGAGAGCGGCGATGCGCCCGAGTGGCAGCGGCTGGCGGAACGGCGCGAAACCTATGGCGGCGTGCAGATCCCCGTCGGCGGGTTGTTCCTGACCGCTGGCGTCGATGTGCAGAAAAACAGAATTGAGGTCGATGTCTGGGCCTGGGGTCGGGGTCTGGAAAGCTGGCTGGTCGATCACATCGTCATTGCCGGTGGCCCGGACGATCCCGCGTGCTGGGACAAGCTGACAGCCCTGCTCGGTCGGACATGGGCCTGCGCCAACGGTGCGGTGATGGTAATCGGCAAGCTTGCCATCGACACGGGCTATGAGGCCCCGGCGGTTTACGCATGGGCGCGCAAGCAAGGTTTCGACCAGGTGGCCCCGATCAAGGGTCTGGAAGGGTTCAACCGCGCCACGCCGGTGTCGGGCCCGACATTCGTCGACGCCACCATTGGCGGCAAGCGTCTGCGCCGGGGCGCGCGGCTCTGGTCGGTGGCCACAGCGACCTTCAAGACCGAGACTTACCGCTTCCTGCGGCTGGAACGCCCCTCGGACGAGGACCGAGCGCTGGGCATGCTGGACGCCCTCGGCACAGTGCACTTGCCAGACTGGATCGACACCGAATGGCTGAAGCAGCTGGTGGCGGAACAGCTGATCACGGTGCGCAACAAGCGCGGCTATGCCCACCCCGAATGGCAAAAGATGCGCGAGCGCAACGAGGCGCTGGACACCCGCGTCTATGCGCGGGCAGCTGCCTGGATCATGGGCGCGGATCGCTGGGACGAGGCGACCTGGCGGCGGCTGGAGGCGCAGGCCGGGGTTGAGACGCGACCGGCAGCGCAGATTGCGGCCCCTGCAGAACCGACAGCACCCGCCGCGCCCAAGGCCGGAACACCGACAACACCGCGGCGCAAACGCCGGGCCTACACACCGAACTTCATGAGGGATTGAGATGGATCTGGAACGGATGCGCGCGCTGTTGGCGGCACTTCAGGAGGCGCGCTACGCGGGCGTCCGCTCGGTCAGCTATGACGGCAAGTCGATCAACTATGGCTCGGACACGGAACTCGCGAACGCCATTTCCGATCTGGAAACCCGGATCGCCACGGCCACGACCGGCACGCCGCGCCGTCGGCGCTGGGGCACTGTCGCGTCAAAAGGTCTGTGATCCATGGCGTTCGAGGCTTTCCGCCAGCGGCTGGGATCGATCATCGGCGGGTTTGATGCCGCGCAAGCACATCGCCGCCTGCGCGGGTTCCGCGCATCCCGCGCGCATGTGAATACGCTGATCACGGCCTCGGGCGACACGATCACCGCCCGCGCCCGATGGCTGGTCCGCAACAACGGCTATGCGGCCAATGCAGTGGAAAGCTTCGCAAGCAATGTCGTTGGCGACGGCATCAAGCCCTCGTCGACCATCGCCGATGCCGCCAAGAAGGAAGAGCTGCAGGCACTGTGGCTCGCCTGGACCGACGATGCCGATGCTGAAGGATTGACGGACTTCTACGGGTTGCAGCGCCGGGCGGCCCGCGAGGTGTTCCTGTCGGGCGAGGTCTTCATCCGCATCCGGCCGCGCCGGGCCGAAGACGGTCTGACCGTCCCCTTGCAACTTCAGATGCTACCTTCCGAGATGCTGCCGCTCGACATGAACCGGACTCTGCCCGGCGTGGGGCTTATCCGTCAGGGTATCGAGTTCGACGGCATCGGTCGCCGCGTCGCCTATCACTTCCTGCGCCGCCACCCCGGTGATCTGACCGATCCGGGGCTATCCGGCGAAACCGTCCGCGTCCCGGCAGCAGACGTGATCCATGTCCTCGACCCGGTCGAGGCTGGCCAACTGCGCGGCGTATCGCGGTTTGCAGCCGCCATCGTGAAGCTCTTCACGCTGGACCTCTACGACGACGCCGAGCTTGAACGAAAGAAGATCGCGGCGATGTTCGCGATGTTCATCACCTCGCCCGCCCCGGAAACGCCGCTGGAGCCGACCGAGGAGGATCTCGAGGTCGAACCCGGACAGGTGGTGCGGCTGGATCCCGGCGAGGATGTGTCCACGCCTGCGACGCCAGACTCCGGCGGCACCTATGAGCCGTTCCAGTACCGCACCTTGCTGCAGATCGCTGCCGCGCTGGGCGTGCCCTATGGCTATCTGACCGGTGACACCGCCAAGGGGAACTTCTCCAACACCCGTATCTCCCTGATCGAATTCCGCCGTCGCATCTCCGCCTGGCAGCATGGTGTGCTGGTCTACCAGCTCTGCCGCGCGGTCTGGGTGCGCTGGATGGACACCGCCGTGTTGTCGGGCGCGCTGGATCTTCCGGGCTATGAGAGCCAGCGGCGGCAGTATCACGCCTGCGCCTGGCTGCCCACGAAATGGGACTGGATCGACCCGATGAAGGACGCCTCGGCCGAGATCCTGCAGATCGAAGCGGGCCTGAAATCCCGCACGCAAGCCTTGGCGGAGCGGGGATACGACGCCGAGCAGGTCGACCGCGAAATCGCCGCCGAGCGCAAACGCGAACGCGATATGGGCTTGGACTTCCGGCGGCCGGGTTCGCCTGCGCAGGGGCCGGGCGAAGTCGGCAAGACGGATGAGGATCCGAACACAGAAACGGACGACGAGGCCGACGACACCGCCGATGAAAAGCCCGACCCCAAGGAGGGCGCATGATGCACCACGCCCAAATCGCCCAGCGCGCTTTCAACACTCCTTTGATGGTGGACCCGGCTAAAGCGCTGGCCTTCCTGTCAGGGCTGGGCCCGCGCATCACCGGGCAGGAGATCACTTTCCAAGGGCTGGAGGTGGAAGCCGCTGACCAGACTGCCGCCAGTTTGCCCGCCCGGGCAACTCTGTTTGGCAATGATCTCGCCCAGCGCCATCAGCGCAATGGCTCCCAGCCCTTTGCCATGGTGAATGGCATCGCCGTGATCGAAGTTGCGGGCACACTTGTGCACCGCGGCGCATGGATCGGGCAATCCTCGGGCCTGACGTCCTATGAGGGGATCGCTGCCCAGCTTCAGGCGGCCTTGGCTGATCCCAGTGTGCGTGGCATCGCACTGGACATAGACAGCTTCGGCGGCGAGGTCGCCGGTGCCTTCGACTTGGCGGATCGCATTCGCGCTGCCCGGGCGCAGAAACCAGTGCATGCATTCGTCGCCGAACACGCCCTGTCGGCCGGATATGTCCTCGCCAGCCAGGCCGACCGGATCATCCTGCCCCGCACCGGTGCTGTCGGCAGCATCGGTGTCGTGGCGTTGCACACGGATATGAGCGGGGCTCTCGATCAGAAGGGCATCGCCGTCACGCTGATCCACGCCGGAGTGCACAAGGTTGATGCGAACCCGTATCAGCCACTGCCGGAAGCGGTGCACAACCAGATGCAGCGCGAGTTGGAGGTTGTCCGCTTTCTCTTCGCGGAAACCGTCGCTGCCGGTCGCGGGGATCGGCTGACACAGGCCGCAGCACTTGCCACTGAAGCCGCCGTGTTCCGAGGGACCGAGGCGATTGCCGCTGGTCTGGCCGACGATCTCGCCGATCCGGTCACCGCTTTCCACGCTTTCGCCGCCGCACCCCGCGGCACAACCTCCCCCAGCAGAAAGGGTCCACAGATGACCACAACGCCTGAAACTCCCATCGAAACCTCTGCACCTGTCACATCAGCCCTTGCAGTCCCGCCTGTCGATGCTGCCACTTCGGCAAATCCGGCCACGATGTCCGCCGAGGCCGTTCGTGCCGAAGCCGCCGAGGTAGCGCAGGTTTGCGCGCAGGCCGCCCGGCTCGGCGTGACCATCGACGCGGCGGACGCCGTAACGCGCGGGCTGAAGCCAGAGGCCCTGCGCGCCCGCGTGTTGGCTGATCTTGCCGCCCGCAGCGATGCGGCGGGCATCATCGCCACCGCCCCGGCTGCGGCCGCCGCCAAAGACAGCCCGATCATCGCTGCCGCGAAAAAGACGGCGACCGAAGCGAAACGCTGATCCAGCGCACGCTTCCCATACCTTCCCCATCCCCAAAACCATGGAGACTGACCAATGCCCGTCCTGACGGAACAGCCCAGCATGGGCGATGTCCTCAAATATGAGGTCAACCCGAACTACACCCGCGAAGCGATCACCCTGCTGCAAGGCATGCCCTATCCGGTCGGCTCTGTGCTCGGGAAAATCACGGCCAGCGGAAAATATACCCTGTCACCCGCGACCGGGGCGGACGGTTCGCAGGTCGCCAGCGCTGTGCTGCTTTACGCCGTCGATGCCACACTGGCGGATGCGACAGGCATTGTCGTCGCCCGTGGCCCCACGATCGTGTCGCGCGCAGGCCTTGCCTACGGTGCCACCGTCGATGACGGAACCAAGATCACCGCCAAGATCGGCCAGCTTGCCGCCGTCGGCATCATCGCCCGCGACGGCGTCTGACGTCTAATCCCCTCAATCCCCCGGAGCACCCCATGACCCTTGTCCGCAATCCCTTTGACGCTGGCGGTTACTCGCTGGCCGAGATGACGCAGGCCATCAACATCCTGCCCAACCTCTACACCCGCCTCGGCCAGATCGGCCTCTTCCGCTTTGAAGGCGTCACCCAGCGCTCCGTCATTATCGAGCAATACGAGGGCGTGCTGAACCTGCTGCCCTCTGTCCCTCTCGGCGGCCCCTCCACTGTCGGCACGCGCGAGGGGCGCTCGATGCGCAGCTTCGCCCTGCCGTGGATCCCGCATGACGACGTCATTCTGCCGGGTGACATTCAGGGCCAGCCCGCGCTGGGCGTCTTCGATGGTGCCGACCCGCTGGTCGAGGTGATGAACCGCAAGCTGCAGCTGATGCGCCGCAAGCATGCCCAGACCCGCGAATACATGGAGATGAACGCGCTGCGCGGGATCGTCAAAGATGGGGCGGGCACCACCCTCTACAACTACTTCACCGAATTTGGCCTCGCGCAAATCTCGGTCGACTTCGTCCTCGGCACGGCAGGCACCAACGTGCAGGGCAAAGTGCGCGAGGTCTTGCGGGCGATGGAGGACAACCTCCTTGGCGAAAGCATGACGGACGTCCATGCCCTCGTCAGCCGCGAATTCTTCGACAAGCTGATCGCGCACCCGAAGACAGAAGAAGCCTACAAGTTCTACGCCGCGACCGGCGCGCAGCCCCTGCGCCAGGACGTGCGGCGCAACTTCCCCTTCGCGGGCATCGTGTTCGAGGAATACGCGGGTACGGTCACGCTTTCCACCAAGGCCACCGAACGGCTGGTTCCGGCCAGCGAGGGGATCGCCTTCCCCTTGGGCACGATGGACACCTTCACCACCTATGGCGGCCCCGCCAACCTGCTGGAAGCGGCCAACACCATGGGCCTGCCGCTCTATGCCCGCCAGCATCTCGACGAGAAAGGCCGTTGGATCGATCTGATGACCGAGGCCTCGATCCTGCCGGTGAACAAGCGGCCGCGCATCGCGATCCGCATTCACACCTCGAACTGATGGCCCCGACATGAACGTCTTTGCCGCCGCTATGGACCGGATCTATGCCAACCCGTCCATGGCGGTGGCGGCTGTCTGGATTTCCGCCACGACATCCGAGGAACGCCCCATCCGCGTCATCCGCCGCGCCCCGGATCGCATCACCGAGTTCGGAGCTGGGCGGTTTGTCAGCGACACGACGATGGTGGATGTCCGGGTGTCCGACCTGCCCGATCCGCGCACGGGCGATCTGATCGTGATCGGCGCCGACAGCTTCACCATTCAGGGCGAGCCAATGCGTGACCGCGAACGCCTGATCTGGTCGCTGGACCTGCGCCCGTCATGAGGCTGAAGATTGCGTTCGATCCCGACCTCGTCGCCCTGATGCAGGCCGAAATCGCCGCCGGTGAAAAGGCAGTGTCCGCTGCCATGCGCGAGGCTGGCACTTCCCTAAAATCCGCCTGGCGTGGGCAGATCACCGGCGCTGGCCTCGGCACTCGGCTCGGCAACAGCATCCGCCTCGCCAGCTTCCCGAAATCCGGCGACAGCCTGAACGCCGCCGCGCTGGTCTGGTCTAACGCCCCGGTCATTATTGGTGCCCATGACACCGGCCCGTTGATCCGGTCCAAGGACGGGTTCTGGCTGGCGATTCCCACCCCGGCCGCTGGCAAGAGCACGAAAGGCGGTCGCATCACCCCCGGCGAATGGGAGCGGCGCACCGGTCTGCGCCTGCGGTTCATCTACCGCCGCCGGGGGCCCAGCCTGCTGGTGGCGGAGGGGCGGTTGAATTCGAAAGGCCGGGCCGTGGCATCGAAGTCGAAAACCGGGCGTGGGGTCGCGACCGTGCCGATCTTCCTGCTGGTGCGGCAGGTCAAGCTGCGCAAGCGATTGGATCTGGCACGGGATGCGGAGCAGGCCATCGACGGCGTGCCTGAGAGGATCGTGACAGCCTGGGTTGAGGCCAGGTAATGATCTCGCTGCCTCCACCGAGCCCCTATGTTACATGCGGATGCGTTGTCGCAAGACATTGGCAAAGCAGGCCTGTTGCAAGGGCATTTGCGACCGGCCTGTGGACTTGAGATATCGACTGACGAAGCTGCGGTAGAGCCCGTACATCACCTGCTGGCGTGTGCTGTTTGAGTCTATGTTAGGACCGCGATGATCTATGACCGAGCGCCCGTTGTGGTAAACACGGAGAATGCCGTCCTCGCCACGGGACCACTTCGCGTCGATGACGATTTCTGTCCACCGTCCTCTTGGGATCATTCCTAGCCGCTTGATGATGAGCGGCTTTTCCGGATTCATCTTGTCGGCTTGCGTCACCGTTGGATTGGAAAGGTCGAACTGAAGATGACCGTCTATGATTCCGAAGGATGCAGAGGGCTTCCCGCTCCCTTTCGGCTTTACCTCCCAGAGCATTAGATTTGTCGGACTGACGTCAACAAAATCGGACGGAAGGAAAAAGGAAACGGAATACCGATACGCTTCTCCCTCGCGATTGTCCGGTTTGTTCTGAAGCAGTTGAGCCCGCTCTCGGTCGGACCCGCAATCATCGCGGTTGCACGAATTGCCAGGCAGAGAGAAACACGTTGCCCGTGCGCCGCCGGGATGCGCCAGGTTGGCCGAAGGCACCGGGCGGTTCTCCCGCTTTCCTATGAAGTCCAATTGGCCCAACCCCTCTTGAGCACCGGCTGTTACCGGAGACAAGCATAGGAGCAGGCCTGCGATCAATGCGACTCGCATTTTCCTTTTCCTCCCGAACAAAGACCTTGGAACTTAACGTTACTGAGGAAGTGCATTCATGCCAACCACCCGAGAAACCGTCCTCGCCGCGCTGCACGCGCGACTGCAGCAACTTGCCGCCCTTGTTCTGCGCGATGAAGTGCTGCCGGAGAGGATCCCGGCGCCGGGCTTAATTATCCTGCGAGATGGCCAGCCCGGTGAACCAGACGTGACGCTGTCGCCCCTGCGTTACCACTATCAGCACCGGGTCGAGTTGGAAGTCGTTGTCCGGGCCAGCACCGACCGGACCAGCACTTTCGACACCCTGATCGGAAGCATCGGTGCTGCGCTGGAGGCGGACCGGACGCTCGGCAGCCTCTGCGACTGGGTCGAACCGGAGGCCCCGGCTTCGGTTGATCTGCCCGTCGAGGGTGCCGCGGCCCTGAAAGCTGGGGTGATCACCATCGTATTGCACTACACCACCACCGACCCGCTGGCCTGATATGTGGACCACAGGACCACGCCTGTGACTGAGGTTCAGAGGTCGACCCGCGGAAGGCCGTCAGGTCCGTCGGTTCCCTGCATCGCCCAGCAGCCACAGGAAGAAAATCGCGAGGAACGGCGAGAAGATGAAGCTTAGGAGCACCCAGACGACAGCACTCCGTCCCCGCGCTTCCGCCATTCGGGCGGGCAGCAGGATGAACAGCCACAGGGTGAAGTAGAGAACGGCGAGGCCGACAAGCAGGGCGAACAGGCCATCCATTACGCCGCGACATGCGTTGGAGAGCCGCCGGCCTGCAGGTTACCGACAGGTTCCATAGTACCCTCTGGAAAACCGGGGCGCGTGAAGCGGCGAATGAGAAACCTTCCAATCATCCCGGCAGAAGACCCGAGAAACAGCCCCGCCACAAGGCATCCACCGATTGTTCAAAGAAGAAAGGAACCTCTTTCATGGCACGTGCGCAAGGCGCGCGGGCGCAGATGGCGCTTGCATTTGAGACCACATACGGCACCCCGCCTGCGGGTGGCTTCACGAAGATGCCCTTCGCCAGCACCACGCTGGGATCGGAACAGCCGCTTTTGAACAGCGAACTTCTGGGCTACGGCCGCGATCCCCTGGCCCCGATCAAGGACGCGGTGACGGCGGACGGCGATGTCATGGTGCCGATCGATGCCGAGGCCTTCGGCTTCTGGCTGAAGGCGGGTTTTGGCAATCCGGTCACCACCGGCGTTGGGCCATATACGCACGAGTTTCGCTCGGGCGGCTGGACCTTGCCGTCGATGTCGATCGAGACGGCCATGCCGGAGGTGCCGCGCTTTGCGATGTATTCCGGCTGCATGCTGGATCAGCTCAGCTGGCAGGTGCAGCGCGCAGGCCTGCTCACTGCGACCGCCCGGCTGGTGGCGCAGGGCGAGACGATTGCTGGCACCACCCTGGCTGGCACCCCAGCGGAGCTGGACTTGAGGCGCTTCGGTCACTTCAATGGTGCGATTAGCCGCAACGGCATTGCGCTCGGCAATGTAGTGTCAGCCGAGATCACCTATGCCAACAACCTTGACCGGATCGAAACCATCCGCAGCGATGGCAAGATCGACGGGGCGGACCCGTCCATCGCGGCGTTGACCGGTCGCATCGAGGTCCGCTTCGCCGACAGCACGCTGGTGAGCCAAGCGATCAACGGCGATCCCTGCGAGATCACCTTCGCCTATGTCCTACCCTCGGGCGAAAGCTTCACCTTCGCCGCCCATGCCGTCTACCTGCCGCGCCCCCGGATCGAGATTTCCGGGCCGCAGGGTGTGCAGGCCAACTTTGACTGGCAGGCTGCCCGGGCCGAGACGTCCGGCCGGATGTGCACTGCAACCCTCATCAACAGCATTGCGAGTTACTGACTATGATCCGTCTGAACCTGACCGCCGCGCCACACTGGCTGGAGCTCGTCCCCGGCCTGCGCTTGCTGGTCGCCCCGCTGACCACTGCCCTGATGGTCTCGGCCCGCGCCGACCTTGCTATCGAGACACTTCCTGAAGGAGCCACGCAGGAGGAACTGGCGCTGGCCATGGCCAAGGCCGTCGCCCGGCGTGCGGTGCTGGATTGGGAGGGGGTCGGCGATGATGCGGGCAAGTTCATCCCCGTCTCGCTCGAAGGCATCGACGCCCTTCTGGAAATTTGGCCAATCTTCGAGGCGTTCCAGACCCAATACGTCGCCCGAGGCCTGATCCTGGACGCAGAAAAAAACGCCTCCGCGCCCTCGCCGAGTGGTCCTTCGGCGGGGGCGACCGGTATTGCGCCGCCTGTGAAACGCGCTGCCCGGACTGCCCCGCAAGACTGAACCGTCCGCAAACGCAGGACGGCTGGCAGGTCTGGGATCTCGTCGGCCGCCTTGGTGGGCAATTGCGCGTGATCTCCGGTGCTGTGCTCGGCTGGGACATGGGTTCGGCGCTGGCCCTCGCACAGGCTCTCGGCATCGACACCCTGATCGCCGCCGAACTGCTGCCGGAGCTCGAGGCGGTCATGGTGCGCAAGCTGAACGAACAAATGGAAGGAGGCCGGAATGGCTGAAAAACGCGTCTCCGTCCGCCTCGTGGCGGAAGGCGGCCGTCAGGTGCGCGCCGAATTGGAGGGCGTCGGCACGGCTGGCGCAAAGGGCCTCGGCCGCCTGTCGCGGGAGATGGAACTGGCCAACACCCGGCTTGCCGGTTTTGCGCGCCGGGCTGCCATCGCCATGTCTGCGGCCGCCGCTGCCGCCACAGCCTCGCTCGGCCTGATCGTCCGTTCCACCGCCGAAAGCGCCGCGCAAATTCGGCAGTTCGCGCAGGTCGCCAATGCCACGCCCGAAGCCCTGCAGCGCTGGTCGGCCGGGGCGCGGACGGTTGGCATCGAGCAGGAGAAGCTCGCCGATATCCTGAAGGATGTAAACGATCGGGTCGGAGATTTCCTGCAGACCGGTGGTGGGCCAATGAAGGACTTCTTTGAGAGCGTGGCCCCACGCGTGGGGGTCACCGCAGATCAGTTCGCACGGCTCTCGGGGCCCGAAGCGTTGCAGCTCTATGTCGACACGCTCGAGCGCGCTGGGCTCAGCCAGCAGGAGATGACCTTCTACTTGGAGGCCATGGCATCCGATGCCACCAGCCTGATCCCGCTCCTGCGCAATGGCGGGGCGGAAATGGCAAGGTTGGGCGATCAGGCGGCAAGCCTTGGCGCGGTTCTGGACACCGACGCCATTGAAGCCCTGCGGCGAACGCAAGCGGCGCTGGGCACGGTGGCGCTGGTCTTCGAAGGCTTGCGCAACCGTATCGCCGTCGCCGTGGCCCCATCGGTCGAGGCCCTCGCCAAAGCTTTCGTCGCCCTTGCGTCCGACGGCGGGATCCTGCGAACGGCCATCGATGCGCTGATCGGCAATCTCGGCCGTCTGGCCACCTATGCCGGCACTTTCGCCTCCGTCATGGCCGGACGCTGGGTGGCGGGACTAGCCGCTGCAGCGCTTTCAGTGCGAGGGCTGGCCACGGCGTTGGTCATTCTGCGGGGTGCCCTGATCCGCACCGGAATCGGCGCGCTGATCGTCGGCGCGGGGGAGTTGGTGTATCAGCTCTCGCAGCTGGTGACGCGGGTCGGCGGCGTTGGTGAGGCGCTCCGGCTGCTGGGCGATCTGGCGCGGGAGGTGTGGTCACGCATTGGCCTGTCGTTGGATGCGGCCTTCGCCAATATGGCCGTCGGCTGGGAGGGGATGTACGCCGCAGGATTGTCGGCGTTGGAGGGCACCATCGCGGGCGTGGTCGGCTTTGGCGACCGGACAGCGGCAATCTTCCAAGGGGCATATGATGCAGCGGTGGCGATTTGGGGCAACCTTCCCGGTGCCATTGGCGACTTTGCCTTCCAGGCCGCGAACGGGCTGATCGGTGGGGTGGAAGCGATGCTGAACGGCGTCGTCACCCGGATCAACAGCTTCATTACCGGATTGAACGCGGCCCTTGCTCTGCTGCCGGACTGGGCAACAGGTGAAGGCGGGGTGCAGATCGGCACGCTAGACCCGGTGGCACTCAGCCGGATCGGCAACCCGTTCGAGGGGGCGGCAACGGCTGCGGGCACCGCTGCTGCAGACGCGTTCTCGACGGCGATGTCGCGCACGTATTTTGAGCCGCCCGACCTCGGCCTTGGCAGCATGGCTGACGATGCGCGCGGCAGGGCTGAAGGCTATCGCGAGGCCGCAGGCATGCTCGCCGATGCGGCGGAACGGCCTCTGGCAAGCTGGCAGGCACTTAAGGATGCAGTGACCAGCGCAGGCACCGAGAGTAAGGATGCTCTGGACCGTGCCGGAAATGCGGCGGGCGCACTTGCGGGTGGCTTCGAGGATGCCGGTCGGTCGGCGGGTGGCGCAGGGAAAGCTGCGAAGAAGGCAGCAGAAGAGGCCCTGAAGGGCTGGGCGCAAGTCACGATGAATCTCGCGGATTACGCAAAAGGTGCGATGGATTGGGGCAAGGGTCTGGGGGACACACTGGTCTCAGCCTTCACCTCTGCTGAGTCCGCGTTCCGGACCTTCGTCACCACCGGCAAGTTCGACTTCAAGTCTCTCGTCTCCTCGATCCTGGCCGATCTGGCAACGATGGCCTTCAAGAACTCCGTGCTGGGCCCTTTGGCCGATTGGCTCTCCAAGGGCTTGGGCGGGATCTTTGCCCCGGTCAAGCATGCGGGCGGCATGGTGGGCGCGCCCGGTCCGGGCCGCATGGTGCCTGCACTGGCCTTTGCAGGTGCCCCTCGCATGCATTCTGGCGGCTGGGCAGGGCTGCGCCCCGACGAGGTACCTGCAATTCTGCAGCGCGGCGAACGCGTGCTGTCGCGCCGCGAAGTCGCGGCCGGGATGGGTACGACTGGTGCCGGTGGGGTGTCGATCAGCATCGATGCGCGGGGTGCTCAGGCCGGTGTTGCCGAACAGATCGATGCCAAGCTGCGCGCGGCCATCCCGGAGATTGCGCGTCTGGCCAAGGCCAGCGTTGCGGATGGGCGGCGTCGCGGCCACGCGCTTTGAAAGGAATCTTAACCGATGATCTCTGAGCTGCCACTGACACTGGTGCAATCCTTGGAGCGTCGCCTCGTCACCACCACCGCCGTCTCCGCCTCACCCTTCACCGGCACGATGGAGGTGCAGGATTGGGGCGGGGAATGGTGGGAGTATGCAATCGAGATGGCGCGGACGACAGGGCGCGACGGTCGTCGCCTCTCAGCCTTCCTTGCAGCCCTTGGCGGTCCGCGCGGCCGGTTCCTGTTCCGTGACCCGACGATCCGGCAACCGGGGAGTACGCTCGCACCTTCTGTGTCGGGTGGGTTCCAGACCGGCAGCACGCTGGTGACGGCAGGATGGCCACCGTTCTCGGCACCGCTTCTGGCCGGGGACTTCTTCTCGCTTGGGACCGATGCTCAAACCCGGCTGCATCAGCTGACGGCGGATGTGGCGACGGACGAGGCGGGAGAGGCCACACTGGCCTTCGTGCCGCGGCTCCGAACCGCGCCCGCCGATGGCAGCCCGCTGGAAATCGCGGCCCCGGCCGTTGTGCTGCGTCTGACCGCCCCGGTGCCGACCCGGATCGGCCGGGCCGACACGTTCCTCTTCACCCTTGCCGCCCGGGAGGCGCTATGAGCCGCGATTTGACGCCTGACTTTGCCGCCGCCCTGGCGGACCGCGATCTGCGTCCGGTGATCTTCTTTGAAGGCGTCTTTGCTTCGGGCACCGTGCGGCTCTGGTCCGGCCTCGGCGAAATCGGCTGGGCCGGGCAATCATGGTCAGGCGCGGGCGCGCTTCTCGGCCTCGGGGCCATCGAGGAAACCTCCGAGGTGGTGGCGGGCGGCACTTCGGTCTCGCTCTCCGGCATTCCGCTCGATCTGGTGCAGATGGCGATCAATGAGGCGCGGCAGGGCCTGCCCGGCCGAGTCTGGCTTGGGCTCCTCGGGGCAGAGGGAGAAATCATCGCCGATCCGGTGCTGGCTTTTGCTGGACGCCTCGATGTGCCCGAGATCACCGATGATGCGGAGAGCTGCCGGATCACCATCAGTTACGAGAGCCGTCTGATCGATCTCAACACGCCCCGGAGCTGGCGCTACACGCATGAAAGCCAGCAGGCACTGTTTCCCGGCGATCTCGGCTTTGAATATGTGGCTGCGATCCAGGACCGGGAAATCACCTGGGGGCGGGGATGAGCGCGGTGGAGGACATAGCTCGATCCGTGCGCCGCCCCGGCTGGGAACTTCGGCTTGCGGAAGCCATTGAGGACGCCCGGGACCGCCCCTTTCGCTGGGGACGGCATGATTGCGCGACCTTCGCCTTCGATCTGCGCCGTAACCTGACCGGCTGCTACGACGCCGCGGCCCTCTGGCGTGGCCGCTACACCACGGCGCGCGGGGCGGTCCGGGTCATGCGGCGGCTGGGCTGGCAGTCCCTGGAAGCTGCAGGCCGCGATCTTCTGGGTGAACCACTGCCGTCGGTTCCTCTCGCGCAGCGGGGCGATCTGGTGCTGGCCAACACCGGCCTTGGCTTCGGCGTCTGCCTCGGCGCAAGGGCGGCCGGGATCGCACCCGAGGGCTTGGTCCTCGTCCCGATGGCTGCCTGTGCCTTTGCCTGGCGCATTTAGAAAGAACTGACCCCCATGCCCTTCATCGTCTCTGCTGTCACGGCCATCGCCGGGGCGATCTCCGGCGTGCTGGCTGCGGGCGGCATTGGCGCCGCGCTCGTGCGCCTCGGTGGCACGCTTCTTCTTTCGTACGCCTCGCAGGCCCTGATGCCGAAACCCAAGGTCTCGCTACAGGCCCGCACCGTCACGGTGCGCGAGCCAGTGGTGCCGCGTGACATGGTTTACGGGCGGGCGCGCAAGGGCGGCGTCATCGTCTTCCTTCATGCCTCGGGGGCCAAGGACCAGTTCCTTCATCTGGTGATCGTGCTCGCGACGCATCGGGTAAAGTCGATCGGGGCGATCTGGTTCGATGGCGAGATGGCCATCACTTCGGGCGGCATCGTGCAGGGTCGCTGGGCAGGCAAGATATCGGTGGAAAAGCGCCTCGGGGCAGCGGATCAGACCGCCTTCGCCAGCCTGATGGCCAATGTGCCCAGCAAATGGACCGCCGCCCATCGGCTGTCGGGCTGCGCCGCGCTCTATCTGCGGCTGACCTATGACCCGGACGCCTTCCCGGGTGGCATCCCGAACATCACCGTCGATATCGAGGGCAAGGACGACATCTTTGACCCTCGCACCGGAGCCCGCACCTATTCCGAAAACCCCGCGCTTTGCCTTGCCGACTATCTCGCCCAACCCGCTTATGGCGTCGGGGCTGGTATCGCCGCCGCCGACGGGACCGAGGTCGAGAACCTGATCGAGGCCGCGAACATCTGCGACGAGATGGTGCCGCTTGGATCGGGCGGATCGGAGCGGCGCTACAGCTGCAATGGCGTCGTCTCGCTGGCCCAAAGCCCGAAGACGATCATCGAAGGCCTCATGTCTGCCATGGCCGGGCGCTGCGCCGTGCAGGGCGGCACCTGGCGCATCCATGCCGGGGCGTACCGGGTGCCCGAAGTCACGCTGACCGCCGATGACGTGCGCGCGGGCGGGCTGGTGCTCGCCACCCGCGTCAGCCAGTCGGCCAACTTCAACGCCGTGCGCGGCCAGTTCGTGAGCCCCGAGAACGACTGGCAGCCTGATGACTTCCCGGCCTATGCGAGCGATGTCTATCTCGCCGAGGATGGTGGCGAGCGGAAATGGCGCGATCTGTCACTGCCGTTCACGATCTCGGCCGCCATGGCGCAACGGCTGACCAAGATCGAGCTTGAGCGCGCACGTCGCCAGATGACGGTGAAACTTGCGGGCAAGCTCGGCGCCTGGCGCGCCGGGGTCGGCGAGACGGTGATGCTGTCCTATGCCCGCTGGGGCTTTGCGGCCAAACCCTTCGAGGTCCAGGGGGTCAGCCTTGACCTGACGGCATCAGGTGATGGGGCGCTTCTCCTGCCGGAACTGATCCTGCGCGAAACCTCGCCGCTGGTCTATGACTGGTCTGCCTCCGAAGAGGCGATCTATGCCGCCGCCCCGCGCACCAGCCTGCCAGGGCCGGGCGATGTGCCAGCCCCCGGCACGCCGCATCTCACTGAGGAGATGTACGAGACCCGCAGCGGCACAGGCGTGCGCACGCTGATCCGGGCCCACTGGACCGAGGCCCCCTCAGACTTCGTGCGGGACTACCAGATCCGGGCGCGGCGGGTGCTTGATGCCAACGGGAATCCAACCGGCGAGGACTGGATCACCCTTGGCCGCACCGACCAGACGTCCTGGGAGATCCGGGATGTGAAGCCGGGACGCTGGGAGGTGGCGGTCAAGTCGCTGTCGGTGATCGGGGTGTCCTCGCCTTACGTCAGCGCCGAGATCGAGATCCTCGGGTTGACCGCCCCGCCTGCGGCGCTGGACAGCCTGACGATCCAGACCGCAGGCGGCCTCGCCATCCTGAAATGGCTCCCCTCGGCCGATCTCGACGTGCGAATTGGCGGGCGCATCGTCATTCGCCATTCAGGCGCGCTGACCGCAACCTGGGCCACGTCCACCAGCATGGACGAGGTGGCGGGCTCCGATGCGGTGGCCCTCGTGCCTCTGAAGCCCGGCACCTACCTCGTGCGAGCGCGGGACAACTCGGGCAATCTTGGGCCGGTGGCAAGCGTGGTGACCAAGGGCGCGCAGGTCTTGCCCTTTGCGCCGGTGATGAGCCTTGCCGCCGATCCGGCGTGGATCGGCGACAAGATCAACGTCGCGGTCGATGGTGCGGCGCTGAAACTCAGCGACATTGCGGCTGAGGGCACGTTCACGTTCCCGGTCGGCATGGACTTCGGTGCCCTGCGTCTCGTCCGCCTCCGTTCGGAAATCGATGTCGCCGCACTCTCCCTCGCCGGGCTCTTCGATGAACGAACCGCCCTGATCGACAGCTGGCTCGACGTCGATGACACCGACGGCGCGGAGATCGACGTCATCGTCGAGGCCCGCAGCACCGATGATGATCCGGCGACAGCACCGGTCTGGTCCGCTTGGTCCCGGCTCGACAGCTCCGAAGACGAGGTGCGCGCGGTGGAGCTGCGTGCCCGGCTCATGTCGGCCAGCCCCGATTACAACGTCCTTGTCTCAAAGCTCCGCATCCATGCGGAAGAGGTCTTATGATGGTCGACTACAATCTTGCCAACCAGTCTGGTGCGCAGTTCCGCGCCGAGCTGAACCTGATCCTGGCTGCTCTGCAATCCTGCGCTTTTGGGGCCACAGCACCCACGACCTCGACGGCCGGGCAGCTCTGGATCGATGCTTCAGGCGCGAGCCCCATCCTCAAGAGCCGCAATGCGCTGAACAGCGGTTGGATCGCGCTCGGCACCCTGACATCGGGCGGGTTCGAGCTGGCAGGCACATCCGAAGCTGGCCGAGCGCTGATCGCCGCGGCCACCGTTGCTGCACAGCGCACGGCCCTCGGTCTGGGTGCCGCGGCCACCTTGGGACTTGCCACACAAGCGCAGGCGCAGGCCGGCACGGACAATGCCACGCTGATGACGCCCCTCCGGGTGGCCGAGGCCATCGCGGCGCTGGTGGCTGGGGCATCAGACCTCCTTGCCGGGGCCATGGCCCCCACGCTCGCCGCCGACACCCTTGTCCTCAAGCATTGCTCCGGCGGCGGGACCAGCCAGGCTCTCAGTCTTTCAAAGAGCGGCAGCGGCACTGTTTACGAGGTTCTTTTCGGCGAGACGGGCCTGACCGCCACGCGGAGCTGTGCGTTGCGCGTTGCCTTCGACCAGGCCCGCAGCGGCGACATCAACACGCAATATGCCGCGGTGCTTCGGGATGGGGTGGTGCTGCAGGAATGGACGACCAGTGCGACCTCCTGGACCGCCCGCAGCATCGATGTGAGCCTCTCATCCGGAGAGACGCTTTGCATTCGACTTGGCGCAACGGGTCGCAGCAGCTCTGGAGAAACCTACACCAGCCAATCCCTCATCCGCAACGTCCGCTACCTCGCGAACCAACGCTCCATCATAGGACTCTGACCCATGCAAGCCGAATGGCGCAATGCCGCACGCACCATCCTCGCCCTGATCGATGACACCGGCCATGTGGTCATTGTCGAGCCGGGCCATGCGATTTGGCAAACGGCATCAACAAGCCCCGACATCCTGCCCTTCGTTGCCATTCCGGTGCCCGAGCCGAGCGCTGATGACATTCGGGCCGCGATCCAGCCGCTGACCCGCCGTCAGGTGTTCATCGCCCTGCATCGGCTTGGCCTGATCACCGCGACTGAGGCCGTGGCCGCAGCAGCAACAGGTGTGGTGCCTGCGACTTTAGAGCCGTTGTTCGCGGCTCTTCCAGATCCTGACCAGACCGATGCCCGAGTTACCTTCGCGGCTTTCCAGATGGCCTACCGTCTCGATCCGATGACCGCGATGATCGCCGCGGCCGCCGAGATGACCGACTATCAGATCGACGCGATCTGGACAGGGTTTGTAAGCGTTTAGTCGCGCAGCTCGATTTGGTCGGGTGAGTTTAGAATGATCTGCGGTTTGCCTTTATAGAGGTCCACCGTTCCGGTGAGGGCAACAGATCTGCCTTCGAGGGATTCTACATTCGGGAAATCTTCTGCATTGCTGGTGAAAATCACGCCATAAAAGACATGGTCAGGATACCGCCCGCCGAAGTTGATGAAGGTCGTCCCGCCACCACTCACCGAGACTTGGGCAACGACGCCTTCGACCGTCATCGACGCACCGATGTGCTGGGCGGCGTCTTGTGGCGAAATGGTCTGCGCAAAAGCGAAGCTTGTCGTCAGCAAAGCTATGCTCGCGGCGGAAAAGAAAGTTACAAAGTGGCGCATGTTATCTCGTGTCATGTTGTTGGAACTGGTGCTGACTAACCGCATCTTTGGGCGCTTTTGTGGCGAATGATTTTTGTTGCACGCAGATATGCAGCCCTACCCAGTGGTCACTTTAATGCTGCGGTGAGAGCAAAGATCGCGATTGACCCGTCTCGCAGCGCTCGCCTCAAAAACACACTACGCAATTCCTGTCGTCGCCCATTAATCTCAATACCGGCGCTACAGCCGCCGTTGTGGCCTGCGACTGTGCGGGACCCTACCTTGAGACCGATTATTCTAGGGACCATCATGACAGAACGTACCACCATCCTGCAGGAGGTTGGTCTGGCCTTGCGCGAAAACGGCCTGACCGCCGCCATCACGGCGTTGTTCGGGGGTTGCATTGCCCTTGCCGGAACCGTGGCGCGCAAGGCCTTTACCAATGAAGCCATGCTGGCGCGTCTTGACCGCGAGCTGACGCTGGAGCGCGATCGGATCGACCGTCAGCACAGCGAGGATCGCAGGACCGATGCAGAACGGTTGGGCCGCATCGAGACCGATATCCGCGACATGCGCGATCTGATGTTTGAGGCCTTCCAGCGCGGCCGCACTGACTGACCGTCACCTAAAACCACTGAACCTGAGCCCGACCCGCCCCAGAGGCGGGTTTTTGCATTTATGGAGACCCACCATGCCGAGTTACACCCATTTCCGCGACGTTCCTGACAGCGCCTGGCACTGGCCCAGCTTCTCGCCTGCCGAGATCGCCTGCCGCGGTACTGGGGCGATCAAGATCAATATCGAGGCGATGGACAAGTTGCAGGCCCTGCGCAGTCGCCTGGGCAAGCCGTTGATCGTCCGGTCCGCCTATCGCAGCCCCAGCCACAACCGCGCTGTCGGCGGGGCCCCGGCATCAAAGCATATGTTGGGCACAGCCTTTGACATCGACATGTCGAACCACGACCCAGCTGCCTTCGCCAAGGCTGCCCGTGCCGTCGGTTTCCTCGGCTTCGGCACCTATCCACGTTCGGGCTTCATGCACATCGATCTGGGGCCGGCACGCAGCTGGGGAGAACCTTTCCAGGTTCGTGCCACGCCCTTCCTGCCAGAAGTTACTCCTGCCCGCGAGGTGCTGGCCGACAGCCGCACCCTCAAAGGCAGTGGGGCGGCGGGCGTCGCCACCGTCGGTGCCGCCGGCATCGAGGTAGCGCAAGACGTCCTTGCGGAAACCCAATCCGCCATCCTGCCCCTCGTGCCCTATCTCGACACCTTGCGATGGGTGTTCATTACCGTGGCGTTGATCGGTGTTGTCGTCACCATCCACGCCCGGGTCGACAACTGGAAGCGGGGCCAGCGATGATCAGCTGGATCGCCTCCATCCTCGCCAGCGGCCATGCGCGCAAAGCGCTGGGCCTCATGCTGGCAGCAATCACCATCGCTTTGTTCCTGCTGAACCTCCGCCGCGCAGGGGAACGCGCCGGGCGGCTGGCCGAGCGTCATTCAACATCGGAGAGAACCCATGAAATCCAACGCCAGATGCTGGACGCCGCCAGCCGCCGCCCCGCTGATCGCGATGCTCTGGCTCAACGCCTGCGCGATGGCCGGTTCTGACACTTGGGTGCCCTGCCCACCCGTGGTCGACTATACTGCCGCCGACCAGAACAAGGCCGCCGAGGAGGTCGAGGCTTTGCCGGAGGGCGCAGTCGTGGTCGCAATGCTGAGCGATTACGCAGTTTTGCGCGACCAAGCGCGGGCGTGTCGGTAAGGGCGGAGACTGTGTGAAAACTCGGCGACAAGGGGCGCGACGGGCGCGGTTTTGGCCTGCGCGCGGATTCTGGCTCAGATCGGGCGCAAACTTGGTTTTGGACGCTTCTGGGGGCTCGAAAAGAAGCCTTGAAGCACGCCGAACCGTCGATGGAAGCCCCTGCTGATCCGATCTACCCCGGAATTGCCGCCATCAGCCCCTTGATCCCGACCAAGGCGACCAAGCGCTTGATGTTGTAGGCCAGCACGTTCAGCGCCATTTCTGTGCCCACGCCACCCAACCGCCGGGTCAGGAAATGGCAGGGCCCCGTCCAGGACTTGATCGTGCCGAACGGGTGCTCGACCGTCGAGCGGCGCACACTCATCGGGGCGGCAGGGCTGCGTCGACGGGCATTCGATGTCTCGACCAGATGTTCATGTTCCCATCTTGAGACCCGCCGCTCATATCCTGTGGTGCAGTGTTTTTTGAGGGCGCAAGTCTTGCAGTCATTTGTCCAATACCGCCGCATTTGCAGACCCTGCTGCTCGGTTGTGGTGCGGTGTGTCAGCGCCTGTCCCGCCGGGCAGCGATAGATGTCAGCACTGTGGTCATAGGCAAAGTCAGCCTTCACATAATGCCCTTTGGACCGGGCGCCGGATGTGTCCGATCGCGGCACGGTCGCCGTGATGCTGGCGTTGTGGCAGGCAAGGATTTCGAGGGCGCTGAAATAGCCTTTGTCGGCAAGGATGTGCATATCCTCACGCTGCAATGCGGCCTTTGCCTGTTTGGCCATCTTTGTCAGCAGGTCCCGGTCATGCCCCTGGTTTGTGACCTCATGCGCGACAATCAGGTGGGTTTCGGCATCAACCACGCTCTGAACATTATAGCCGACATGCCCGCTATGCTGCGCGCGTGTCGCCATGGCGCGCGCGTCAGGGTCAGTCAGTGATATCTGCCCGTCAGGCGCATCGGCCAGTTTCTCTTCCATCGCCAACAGGCGCTCGATCTCTTTGCAGATGCGGTGATATCGACCGGTCAGATGCGCGGCGCGCTCCGTTCGTGCAGCACCGGTTTCCTGGCGGTCAATCCGGTCGGCCTCCTCGATATAGCGGCCGACCTCGGCTTCCAGATGCGCGAGGCGGCTGGCAATCTTGCCCTTGGTGAAATTCCGGTCGCGATTGTTCACGGCCTTAAACTTGCTGCCATCCACGGCGACGACTTCGCCCTTCAGAACGCCGATCCGGCGGCACAACTCAACGAATTTCGCGCAAGTCTTCCGGATGGCCGGACCGTTCTGCCGCCGGAACTCCGCGATGGTCTTGTGATCGGGAACCAGCCGCCCGGTCAGCCACATCACCTCGACATTGCGCCCGGCCTCGCATTCCAGGCGGCGGCTGGAGGGGATCCGGTTCAGATAGCCGTAGATGAAAAGCTTGAGCAGCACAGCCGGATGATACCCCGGCCGCCCCGTGCGCGCGGCGGTATGACGTTGAAATCCGAGCCCGGGCAGATTGAGCTGATCAACGAACAGATCGACCACACGCACAAGGTGATCTTCCCCGATCCACTCGTCCAAACGCTCCGGAAACAGCGTTGTCTGATCCCGGCTGATACCTTCGATGAAACCGGCCATCCGAACCCTCCAAGCCATGGACAAGCATAGCATAAATATGGGTTTTTACACAGCCTCGGCGGAGAGGAGACCGACGGTGCTGCGGCATGGCGACTGCAGCGAGACCAAGGTAGCAGTCACCTATGAAAGGCGCAGCGAACCGATCTGTTGATTTCTACGAAGGAGCGACCACAGTCGTCTGTGGGAATGGATTGGGCACGATCTCTCAGTCAGCGTTCGTCTTGCCAGCTTATCCTTCGCCGGGCATATTAACAGGGCAACACCAACATATCGGGGATGTGACCTGCTGCCTCCGTACGAGCTTTGCCCGGAATTTCGCTTGCTCCTTCTGAAACTCGCGGAAGGGTTGGAGCAGGATCTGGGTTTGGTCGCCTCTCGCTTGGCCATTGTCATTCACGGCGCTCGGAGGACCGAGGGCTTGATCCGTTACGATCTTTCACTGGGCAGCGACGACGAATTGATCGGGGCCATGAGAAGAGCTTTTCCCTATCGCGGAACCGGGCACTTCAGTGTGCGCCTCGGAAAGCTTGGCGGTCTTGATCTTTTCAACGTCGCCGCTGCCGACGTCGAGGCGGCGATCGTGCGCGCTGGGCAAGCAAGGCGACTGGGTGGTGGATCGATCTGAGGCATATCCAAAATGTCCTGTTGCCGGTTATTGGCGGATGCCCGGAGTGCGCCGGCTCCCAATCTCTGTTGAAACGAAGGTCAAGGTCCGCAGCGGGCCGAACAAGTTGCTGGCAAACCACGAAGGGTCAGCGGGGATGCTGCACCGCCGCAAGGCTCCAAGGAGCCTTTTGCGAACGATCGTTCCTCGGTCTGGATCGATGCAAGGCGCTCGTGATCTCTCCTGCTTGACCGATCCTCTGGTTCAGACGAATCTAAACGCAGGAGATTGGTCCCTAGAATAACCCAACTGCACCTTGGCGTTTTGTTCGGTTTCAGCAACCCTTCATGCGATAGAGGCGAACGATGCCTGGAAACAAGAGATTGGGCAGAGTAAGCTATCGCGGCATCATGGCACTTGGCATCGGCGTGGTGTTCGTGTGGTTTGCCGTTAGGCCCGAGCTTTTCGCCGAAGCTCCACCATTTCCCATCCGTGTCATCATGTTTGCGGCCGGCGCTGGACTTGCCTACGGCGGGATGGTTTCGATGCGCTATATCTGGAAACGCGGCAAGCTCGTTCGGTCAAATGCTCCGGTGGCCGCCGAAATCTGCGTTCTTGAAGACGACGATTCTGATCGAGGAACCGAGACAGTTCATGTTCGCGTAAACGGTCGTTGTCAGGCCGTGGGCGTTGATCGCTCTGGGGCAGTTCACAAGTATGTCGACGGTATCGTCCGCAGGGGTGAGGTCTGGTTGGATGGCAATGGCACCGTCTATGCCGTCGCAATTTCGAGGGAACATATCAACACCCTGATCAGTGGAAGGGAAATTCCAGCAAATCGTTTCGGCTCAAAGGAATAGGACCAAAGCGCTTTCTCTTGCAGTCGAAGTTTTGCCAAGCGAGCTGGTGAACTCTCACTACATGTCCTGAGACCATGCGTTACCTTCAAAATCACGGCAATTGCCACGGGATTATAGTGCCCATGTCGATCTGTAGTTCTGTCCCGCATCAGCGACAGCTAGACTGAAAATGCTGCGGCCACCACGAACGGCCGGTTCAGTGAAGCCGCGATGCAGCAAGCTGCAGACGATGAACGGCGAAAGAGGGCCGATCAGTCACCAAGCATCCAGCGGCCCTTTGGGTGGAAGGCGTGAAACGCGAAGGCGAAGGGGATGTCATGCGCCACGTCCCGGCCCTGCGCATCGCGGACACGGACATTGCCCACCTCTCGCCCCTGTCCGATGTTTGCGGTATCAAGCGCCGAGGCCTGCCCCTCGGCCCAGGTCAGCGTCAGATCGGCCTCGGTGATCGTGCGTTCGCGAGACAGGCGCGTCAGCGGCCAAGCCCGGTCACCAACCCGGACCACGCGTTCCAGCGGCGGAATGTTGTGCGGTGGATCCTCTCCCGAATAGAGGAAGGGCCGCGTCGTGTCGTAATTGCGATATGGGTTGGTGCCATAGGAACGGCGCCAGTCTGGTTCATCGAGGACAAATCCGTCGGGATGCGCGTCACGGAACGCCGCCCAGCTTTCCATCCAGGCTGGAAGCTGGGTCAAATCTTGCCCCGTCAACTCGCCCGCGATACTTTCGCCCACTGCCTGCTGCCACCAGCTTTCTGTCTGATGGTCGTACATGATCATGTCCGAATGGCGCAGCAGGCCGGAGACGCCAAAGGTCAGTACGCGACCTCCCAACCGCCCGTCAAACACCATGCCCGTGTTGCAAAGCGGGCAAAAGGTGACGGTGATGGGGCGACCGTCAACCACGTCGTTCACAATCTCATGCCACATCAGGTAGCGGATCGGATAGGCCCGCGCGGGGCCATTGTCCGGCACATAAGTCATCACCGGCTCGCGGTCGTTCAGACGCGTCTCGCCGGAAGCGCGAATGAAGCCGGGATCAAGGATCGCCGGGATCCCGTCGCGGGGTGGCCCGCCCGAGATGACCTCGCCCAGATCGACGCCGAGGCGCGAGAAATCCGTGTTGGGCCAGGTGGCGTCGAAAGGGGTCGTCTGTGCTGTGGCAGGTGCCATAGCCAGGAGGGACATCGCGGCAAGCGCCTGCAGAAAGAACCGCTGCGATCCGAAGGGGCGTTTGGGCAGGCTTTGTGTTCGGGTCATGACGCAGGGTCCAGGCTGGGGTGTACACCAATCATAGACCAGCCGGTGATAACGCCGCTTACACACTTGCGTCAGCCTGCCGCACCGAACCGCATCGGCTGTTTCAGACGGTCACGGGAATGGGCCGCCCTTAGCCCAACAAAGGACGCTTCTGACTCGCCGGTTTCCACAGTAGGCCGTCCTTGAGCAGGGCGATATCGTCAGACATCTGGCGCACGACGGCGAGGTCACCCACCGAGAATGCTGCGCGATGTACGGATGGCAGCAAAGCGAAAGCTGCGGCGCGGCTCTGAAACGACAGACGAGCAGCAGCTTTGGGCCGACCACGTCTATGCTGCGATCGCCTTCACACAGGGCGGGAAGTGCTTATTCGCTGCAAATGCGATAGCTTCCTCCCCCGCAAGCGGAAGCGGACGTTCAGATCGCCTCGAAATCAAGCATCACGCCGCACCGTCGCAGGTCGGTTCCGAGCACCCTGTTTTTTAGTTCGCCTTCGCCGCAATCAGGCTCAGATCCAGAAACCAGGCCCTGTAGCGGTCCAAAATACAGGCAACATCATTACCGCAACGGTCTCGCTGGCTGATCCAACTGCGCTGCTTCTCCGTCATTAAGATACGCTCTTCGCCACTGCTCACATTCCGAAGAACAGAGTAAATGGAGCCCAACGCCCGGTCCTCCAGCCACAGGTCGAAGCTGCCGCAGATCGCACGCTCGGTGCTAGTCGCTGCCTTGGCGCAATCGTAGCTTGGCCCGGCAATGCCAACTGACATACCCTCTTGGTGTAGGTCCGCCGCTGCACCAGTGCACCAGTCTTTCAGCGCCATGCTTACCTTTTCCGAACTGATCCGGCTGCTCATTTCAGGAACCACGCTAGCAAAGAGTTCTCCACCGAAAAGTTCATGTCCAAGTTTGAGCCTCTGGCTGCCCTGCTCCTGCAGGAACGCGGCGTCGAGACCGAGGAGCGGGGCGCAATCGCCGCTTAGCCCAATGTAGGTAGCCGACTGCAAAGCTATACGACGCGGCGTCGGCCTCTCCTCCGGCATTCTAATCTGGCCGCCGTCGGTGACCGCCGTATCGATGTCGAGGCGCTGTGCAATCGCTGGAGTAATAGGCAGGACGTCGTTCGGTCCGGCAGTTGTAAAATAGCGAATGGCCTCCCGCGAAAGGCCTACATGCGTGAGGAAGGAACCGATCTCGGCGTTGGCGACGCCGGACTCAGATGTCAGTGATGTGCCATCTTCCATCGCTTGGTTGCGGTAAGCCGCGTGCACACCGATCATCGAGGTGCTATCCATCATTCGGCTACTGCCGCTGACCCAGATCACGGCGCAGATCGAGTGGCATTCGGCCCCTGGCGCAACGATTGTAGTAAAGCCGCGTTGCCTAATTTCTGCGGCGATCAACAGGCCCTCGTCTACAAGACCGCCCGGCGACTGTAGAAAGACGATAGCCCTCTTAGTGCGCTGCGAGAGATCATAGAATCGATCGGCGTCTCCGCTTTCGATTGGTCCTGTGATGTCGATGATGGACGGTGTTGCCGCATCCTTCTGCGCAATCTGGATGTCGGCCGCTGATGCAGTGGAATGTCCAGCAAGGGCAAAGGCAGCAACGGTAATGAAATAGGCGCTTAAAATTTTCATTTGGAATTCCGAATAATAGCGCAGCCGGGTATCGGTGGCATTGCAGCCTTTGCCGATCGCCGGTCACCGGTCAAGGACTTGTTTCTAAAGTCGATTCTATTTTCGACCGTGAAAGTCTTGTAGAGATCGGTGGCTTTGTCCGCTCTACCGACCTTCACCCTCCGAAAATGCTGCACGGTGGACGAATGGCCGGTCTGGTAAAGCTGCACCGCAGCGCTCGGCAATGAAGCGAACGGCAGGTCAGGGTCGAACACGTCATCACTGGCCCTTCGGGGTTACGTCCCTCATCCCTTTCTGCAACAGCATAGCCACCTGGTCGGAGGAGAACTTGAACCCCTGCCCGTCCGGGATGCGTTCAGCTGATATGGGGTACTTGGGGCGGCGGGGGTCGATGCCTGTGATCCTGAACAGTTCTCGCCCGGTGCTGAACTGACGGCCGTAATCGGCAACTGACAACCCGAACGCCTCGGCCAGCGCCTCAAAGCGCAGCCTTTCCGGGTCGAGAGCGGTGCCATCTGGAAGAGGAATGGACACGCGGAAGGCGGCATCAAAACCCCAGCGCAGGTCCACACCGGTGATGTCTTGCGCCTCGACCACAAGACCGTGGCGGGCAGCGACCTCCTTGCAGGCCTTCAGCATGTCGAGCTGAAGGCGCTGGCAGAGCACCGGGGTCAGCTTTCGCGGGGGTTTGGTGTTCGGCATGGCGAAGTCAGAACTTGGGGTTTCCACCCTGTGCTACAGCATGCGCAGGTTTCGATCAAACCGTAGCGATTGCGCGAGGCCGTGACGGCCGTCTTGAAGGGGGGCTGCCGCTGAACGTGCGCGATGCTGCCGCAAGGATTTCGGCCGGAACGGACTCAAAAGATCGGTGGTGACAAAAGAGCGAGCGGCGCTACGCTATTGATTACAATACGTTTGTTCACCGCGACTCTTCAAACGTTGATGTGGCGTTGATGTGTTTTGGACAAGCAAAAACCCGACTGTTTAGGTCGGGTTCTATCTATTTGTTATCATTATGGAATTTGGTTGCGGGGACAGGATTTGAACCTGTGACCTTCAGGT